CTGGATTATCACCAACTAATAACATAGTTGGACCCGATGTCATAAAATCGCCACCTCCTGCCGCTGCTCCCCCGATTATATTTCTTGCGCTTGTAATTGCTCCAATAATTTGTGCTAAACCAGCGGCATATTTTACAAATCCTGCAACACCTCCAGTCGCTAAGTTGTCAGGACTCGGAGCGCTTGTACTAGCTGTTAAATTACCTATTGCAGTTCCTAAATTAATTGCAATATTTGTAAGTGCTAAAGCCTTTTGTAAATCGCTACCTTGCGATGCTGCATTTGCTAATTCAATTATAACGCCTTGCGCTGCATTTGCTACTGCTCGTGAGCTTTCAATATCTGCTTGGTCAAATCTTTTTTTATCCTTTGATTTTTTAAAATAAATATCGGTTTCGACTTTTGCGTTTTGTTCGAACATTCGCAAATCGTCTTCCATTTCTTTTAAGCTATCAGCTTTTTGTTTTTCTTCAAACTTTAAACGGTCATTATATCTTTGCTCGTTATCTTTATTAAAGTTGTCAAGTCTTGCTTTTTCTTTTGCGTATTGCTTCTCTTGGTCTGCTATTCTTTTCGCCTCTGATGCATCTTTTTTAGCTTGGAACTTTTGATTGATTGCGTCAACTCTATTTTCTCTACGTTCGGTTGCGACTTCAAACTCTTTTAAAATATTTTCACGTGCTGCATAAGAGGCGACAAACTCTTTGCGCATTTCTTCATTTATTTTTTGCGTTTTTATAGCCTCTAAATTCCTTTTGGCAAGTGCTTTGACTTCCAAATCAGCTATTTTAAATTTGCGGTCTATTTCTTCACGGTCAAGTTTAGCTATTTGGTCACTAATTGCAATTAATTCCTGTTGTGTTTTAGTTTTATTTTTCAATTGAACATTTAAACTAGCTACTGCACGCTCATATTTTGATTGAGCTATTACTCCGTCCGTTTGTTGTTCTTCGATTTTATCAAAGATTTGCGCTAAATTATAACCAGCAGTATAGGCATTTTTCATTTCAGTAGTTACACCAGTTAGTTTAACTCCAAAATCTTTAAAATCTAGGTTCAAAATTGCTTTTCCAACATCGATAAAACGTGACACCAATACATCGACTGCGGCAGAAATTCCACCAAATATAAACTCAACTTTCTCAATTATCGGTTCAAACTTGCTAAATACCGCAATCAACCCAGCCAAAGCAATTGCAACTAATCCGAAAATATTTGCTTTAAATATTCCAGATAGTGACTTCATGTTTATATCGGCTTTCTTTATTCCTTCACTAGCTGCATTAAAGCCGTCTTTCATGCCTTGCAAGCCTTGTATAGCGTTTCCTATTGGCCCTTTTATTCCACTTAATGCACTTGTGTAATTACCAATGTTTATTTTTTGTTGTTGGTATTGATCAACATTTTCTTTGATAAATTTATTATGAGTATCAATCGAATTATTTAACTCAACTTGTCTTTTTTTTCCCTCGGTTGTGGAAATGTCAAGTTTATTGCGCTCAATAGTCAATTGCTTAACTGCGCTTCTTGCATCATCAATACTTTTTGCTTCTTTCCCAAAAGCTTCCATACTTGCCAAAACTGCTTTACTTTGTCTCCCACGCTCATTAGTAGCTTGTTTTATAAGTAAATTGTTTTCAGTTATAGCCTTTGTATTATCGCCTTCTTGCGCTGCTAATTTTTTATTCGCTTCCTTTAATCCGGTTATTTCTCTGGTCAAATTTGCAATTTTATCAACTGAATCTGACTGGTCAATTTGGATTGAAAATATAAGTTTTTCTTCGGTTTCCATTTTACTTTTTTTCGTTTAAATCTTTTTGAATTAATTTGTTTATGCCATAAGAAACACAACGATTGCCAAATTTCTTTTCAACTTTCGCTTTTGTTTCTTTTGAAACATAAACTTGAATTACTGAGTACTCATACTTTTTTTTCGCAGTCATTTTTTTTATAATTTAATTAATTCTATTTCTGTTGATTCGTATCTATTTATTTTGAACTGGTTTATTTTATTGCAATAAAAATAACCTTCAATTGTTCCAAATCCTTTAATAACTACACTTAAAAATATTGGTTTCGTAAAATCAATTTCTTTGTAATCCTTTAAGCGAATTTTGAAGTTTGCTTTAAAAAAATAAGTATTCAAAAGCATATCAAATAATATTCGATAGTAGTTAGGAATTAAGCCACTACTAAATTGCAGCTTTTCAAAATACACCCCTTTGCTTGGACTGGAATCATAACCGACTCCCCCGCCTCCCCCGCCTTCGCCTTCAGTTTTGTAAAGGTCTAAAATTTCATCATTATTATAAACATAACCAATTCTTGGTTTTACATTTTGGGTTCTAAAGGTTGTTTCAGAAAGCGCCCACAAATGAATAAAAGCCATTTCGAGATTATCAGGCGACTTTAAAGCCATTTTACGAGTAATCGGGGCGAACTTGCTTAAAAATATTTCTTTTGTTTTTTCTAAACTTAAATTATTGCAGTTTAAAATACCTTGACCATAATTTTTAACTTTTCGCAGCTCCTCGTCATTCTCGTCAGTTTCGTAATTTAGTTCATTATTTTGACCATAGCCATCTAATTTATAAGTTATAGTTGGCAATTCGGTTAAGTCTATTTTATCGCTTAAATCAATTGCATTCGCTTTATTTGCTTCTACTGAATTGAAATATGAAAAATCAATAGTTCGTAAATTAGTATCTACTTTCAACATCAAATTGAACTGATTTATTATAGTTAAAAGAAAATCCTTTTTTGATATTTTTGGCAAACATTCCGACACAAAAACGGTGTTATTTTCAATTAGCTTTTGTGAATCATAGTCATTTGTCCAACTTCCATTCGACAAAGTAGTGGTTAAACTTGTTTGAATTTCCCAATAAAAATAAGTATCAGCCGCTTTTTTCTGAATTGATTGTGTAAATGTGTTCGCACCAACTGCACCACTAAATGGATAATCATTATAAAGTCCTAAACTTGGTGTTTTTTCTTTTAGTACAATAGCCGCAATAGTATCTAAAGTAATATTCAATACACTTGTTATTTTTCCGTAAATAGAGGGCTTGAAAACAGTTGAATTACTTGTGTTGTATAATTGGTTATTGTTGTTTATTTGGTAGTAGTCAAAGTAAAAAGGGCTAACACCTGCAAAATATGACTGCCCATAAGTAATCAAACAATCTGTTTTTTGAGCATCTAAATAATATTGCGGTGTTTCTGGTATTTCAACCATTGGCAGAATTTCACTTTCAAATAATTCATTTGTTAAAAACTCGCCTGTTACAGCATAACCGATTGAGTGAAATATTCGTAAAAATAAATACTTACAAAATACAGAGGGATATAAATCATTCCAATATGCTTTAGTCTGCGAATCTGTCCATTTGCCATAATTGATGTTAGGATAAATAAAACCATCAGCCCAAACATTATTTCTATTAGCTACTACATTCGCATAAGTCCACAAATGATTGATTGCAGTTCCATCTGAAAAGTCTAAATTTAATTCATTTAAATCGCCTTCACCTATCAAATCGACAACATCGGCTAATTCGCTAAAACACCTAAAATTAAAACTTTCGCTAGTTTCTGTTAGTTCTGCGAATCCTTCCAAAACTCGCTCGCCTTTTATTTCTATTGCTGCCTTATTATTTTGATATGGGAAATTAGTATTGCTATTAGATGATTGAGCGTTACTAGTAGCCATTCGATTATTGGTACTTAAACCAGCTTCTATGTCGCTTGAAAATGCACCCTCACGACTACCAAGCTGCATCATGTCGTTTACTGACTTAGTCAATGCTATATCTTGGTCACCAATCGCATCAATCTCAATATCGTTTATGAGTAATTTCATTAATTTATTTGACTTTGATTTGTTGCTGACTTTCTAAAACTAAAACTAAAATTTAAACTTTCATCCCAACTTTGATATTTTAAGAACGAATCTTTATTTATTACGATTGGCGTTAAATTTCCATCACTATCAGCTAACCATGTCAAAGGACTTGCAATTATTTGGTCGATTGTTTCGCTGTGAGTACATCTAATATTTTCGCACGATACTTCATAGTTTTCAAAATGTTGAACTGATTGAATATATTCAGCTAATTGGTCATTTTTAAAGCGTGTTTCGTTTCCAAATTCACGACTTATGGCAATATCATTGTAAACTACATAATTCCTTAATCCACCTGCAAAGTTCAAATAAACAATATTTAAAGCATCTTTAAAACAGCCGTTTAATAGTTCGGTTGTTTGCGTTCCTAATATGTTTGTTGGAGCTGTTCCAGTTTGAGTATAAATAGTATTTACAGTGTTAAATAATTCATCAGGGCCACTCGTGAAGTTACTTTCGGTTATCCACGTTTTAAACCCTTGGAAGTAAATTTGGACACTTGATAAATCTAATATTTTTGGAGCAATTGACCCACTCCCACCAGTCCGAAATAATGATTTTATTTGAGCACTTGTCAATATTGTGTTTACAACTGTACTCGTTACAACTGCTGCCATTCCTGACTTGCTTACACCTATTGCAACACTATGTAAATTCGCACCGCTAAAATAGCTTCTTACATATTCGCTTACTTTTAGTTTGACAATATTATTCGCCAAAATAACAAATGATGGATTTGCAATGTTCGCAACATTTACTGGTCCTAAACCAACTTTATTGATAGTATAATTTAAGTCTGTGAATATTTCAGCATTTGCAACGTATGTAGGGCTTTCTGTTGCTGTAAATACTGTATTTACTACGAATGTTACAGATACTCCAGCCGCTAGTATAATTTCAGTTACTACATGAGTACCGTAATAAATAGAAGCTGCATCGGTTACATGTACAATATTGCCAACTGCTAAGCTTGGGGGTGCTATTGCGGCTAAGTCTGCTAAACCAAATTTGGCCAACCCAAACGGAGTTGAACCATAACAAATGAAATAAACATTTGCAGGGGTTACCGTGTATTCGTATTCTATATTTTCAGCAACCGATACTATCGCATCTGGTTGGCTATTTAGTGTTAAAGGCATGAGTTATGTCGTTTATTTTCTTTAAAATTAAATCTTTTTTCGCTTTTGAAATTGAATCAGTCAAATCAATATCATCAAGTAATCCACTATTTGCACCTTGAAATTTCCTAAATATACTTGATCCAAAGTCTTCAATATTTCTAACCATTAATTCAGCTATACTTTCATCTTCTTCAAATCCCTTGCTTTTCATCCATTTTTCAATTTCGAATAATTCTACTTTTGAAGGAGGTTTTCCGTAAATAAGATCGTCAATATAACCAGCAACAAAAATATTCAACTCGGTTTCGCTTAATTCAATCCTTGGACTGTTTGCTAATTTACCGCTAGCATTTACAACTGAACTAAATCGAATGTGATTAATTGACCCATCTTTTTTCCTTTTGGTATATTTGCGTTCAATTTCCTTTGTTTCAATAGCTTTCTTAAACTGTTGAATATAATCAGTTGCAATGTCGTTAAATATTTCTTGCTCGAATATTGTCATCTTGTAAAAATTTCATTGTAATCTGAATCAATGCCACACCACCATGATTTAACGTATTCTAGTTTTGTATCTTCTAGCCATTTTGTTGTTAAATCAAAAGTATAAACACTTCTTTTGCCTATCCAATTATTATCAACGATTTTCCACAAAATATTATTTGAGTCTAGAAAATTAGAACCGTGAACCATTGCGAATGCCTCGCCTAAAATATTTGTCATTTGGCTATTGTTAAATGTCATTTTCTTGCATCTATTGCATTGGGATAAATACTTCTGGTTTTTTAAATATAATTTGAAAAATTTGGCTTGGATTTATAGTATAAATAAAACCATCAGCATCTTTAACTAAATATTTTGTAACGCTGCCAAACATGTATACCTTTTCAGGGTTACTATGACTTGAATTATCATGCACATATTCAAGTTTAGATTCAAGCACATTTATTTTATCTAACACAGTTACCTTAATATCACTGCGATTATTTATTTTTATAATTACTACGTTTCCTATCATAATTCAACTGCTATTTTAATTTTGCTATTTACCAATTCTGCAACTCCTTGAATGTACTCTCTTACCGCCTCAACTCCACCGCTTAAATAGGCTGTTTTAATTCTATTCTTGTGGTTGGTAACATAATGAAATTCGCCAGTAGTCTGTTTTAAAACTCTTTCTTTGTCAAGTCTTTTATAAGTCACTTTTGGTATTGCATACGTGGTCAATGGCAATTGTTTTGCAATGTTCGCCAACTTCTTTTCGATGTCCTTAGTTATTTTTAGCACGGTAATTTAGTTTGAATGTTAAAACTGATTGCATATCCGCTAACATACCCGCCTAACTGACTGTATTCAGGGGTTGCGCTTTCGTTTAATGCGCTTAAAACTTTCGGTAAGTCATTGTTTAAACTAGCGACATATAACTCTTTCAAGTCCCACATTGTTTGAATTAATGCTTGTCTTTGGTCAAGTGTATTTTGAGTTGAATCCTGGGCAAAGAATGCAATTGTAACTTGACGGCTTATTTTGTTTTTTAAACGGTCGGTTGTTTCTCGAAATGGTGCAACCCAAATTAACGGATAAACCATGTTTGTGCTAATTAAACTAGCATCTGGTTTTTTGCCATGAACAAATGTTCCAGTTGGATTTACAACTAATGCTTTCGTTTGTAAGTAATCAATTAAATCTGAATATGTCATTTTTTTTGTTCGCTTAATCTTTTTTGAAACATTGCCTTTTCATAGTCAACTAGCAATTGATTGTAAACCTCAAACGCTGCCATCTCTTTGACCTGTTCCCGTTTGGTTATATCTGAATGTGTTAATGCGTCTAAGGTTGCATAAAAGCCTAAATAGTCAAGTTGTTTTAATCCTGCTGCTAGTTCTTGCGGGCTTGGTTTGTACTCATTTAATTTCTTGAATGAATTAAAAAAGGTTTCTAACTCTAAAATAAAATGGTTGGCAATTGGTAAAACTGATTTGATTTTTTCATTTGCCAAATCTTTACCTGTGTAATTTTCAATGATTGGAATTATACAATGGATTGCATTTAATTTTCCATTGTTTTTGATTATCATTTTAGCAGTTTCAAGTTTTAAAAATGATTGTTCACCAACTTTTATACTGCTTATTTCTTCGCTCAATAAATCACATCTAAACAATTCTGTTGCTTCAATAAATTCAATATGCGGCAAGCATAAGTTATAAACAAAATCGTTTATCAATTCTTTTGTAATCCCACTCAATAAATGAATATTATTTAAATTAGGATTGTCGGATTCATTGTTTAAAAGTAGCTGTAAATATTCCTTAAAAGTTACTTCATCGTAACTATTTTTAAGTTGATATTCTGTTTTATTTATGATTACTTTTATCATTGCAATTGCAAACTTACTAAAATATTTTTGCTTTTCGTGAAAAACTTTTGTTTGCTATTGAGTGTGTTGCAATATATCGGATTGCATCAATCGTGTGGTTATAAGCATCAATAGGTTTATTTGTTGCTTTTCCTTCGCTGTCCGTAATCCATTTATAATTTCTTTGCTCTTTTATTACATTCAAACTTCGAGCGGTTACATGTACGTTAAACCGTTTCAGTAAATCAATTCCGTTTTTGATTGAATCGGGTCCTTTTGTGGCTCCGATTATATTAACACCCTGGAGTTGAATTTCTGCAATACTTTTAGGTTCTGCGCAGTCAGCAACCACTATTCCTTTTTGTGTCCTGTTTTTTAGAAATGAACCAATATCATTATTATTTTGGTTGGTTAAATACATTTTTTCGTCAAGATAAATATCATCTTTTAACCGATATAAGTCAATAATCGTGGTTGGATCGTTGGTATATCCAAAATCCATTCCAGCACCTAAATAAATTGCTTCGTTTGGAATTTCATTTATTATTTTCCAATCGTCAAAAATCAATCCTTGTAAACTTCCAACTTCGCCCAAACCGTAAACCTTCCACCAGTTCGCCCAATAGTCGCTTGTGGCTGCTTTTATTTTAGCTTTCTCAATTTCTTTTACTATTGATTGGTCGAGGGCTTCGTTATCCTTATAAGTTAAAATTATAAAATCTGAATCAATTTCATTCATTAATTCATTATGTACCCAAAACTCTGAAGTCGGATTGTAGTCCAAATAAATAAACTTCTTTGTTCTGATTGCAAGTTGTTGGTAACTTTCAAAAGTTACATTATTGCACTCATTAATAAACAAAATATCACGCCTTGCACCCCTTAACTTATCTGGTTGGTCTGCACTAAAAAATTCAATAAATGATCCGTTTGCAAAATGATAAGTTAGGCTTGATTTGTTCCAACGTGAATCGTTTAAGTTTCCAGTCCAATCCATTATTTTTAAAAAGTCACGAACTGCGCCACGTTTTAAATGCGGTATTGATTCGCTTACAACTGATATTTCAGACTTTGGACACTGACACGCATATTGAACCAATAAAGGAATAATACTGAATGTTTTCGAGCTTGATGTTCCGCCTTGAACTATTCGCAGTCGTTTCCTTAGTCTTTTTATTTTGCTTTGTGCTGTTGTTTGTATTAGCATAAAATGCGTTTTTGCCCTCGAGCGGATATCAATGTTTTAGCCATTCTCGCTATTTTCAACGTCAAGGTTTATTGGAGTGAAAATTGGTTTCTCTTCGCTTATCTCAAGTTTTGTTTTTAACAGCCCATGTAAATTAGCTTTTTTCTCAACTACTAATACGGCTGATTTGTAATCTTTCACATTGATAAGTTTTTTGTAAAGAAAATCATAACGTGATGTTGTTTGTTCAAACATTACTTTTTGGTTTTCGCTAATTCCCCCTTGAATTATATCGCTCGCAGCTTTTATGTAATTATCAATTTGTCTTTCACATACTTTCCATTGTTTTAATTCTGAATGAGTTGCAATATTTTGCATAATTTCAAACCTCTTTAACCCAGATAAAAGCATTTCTACAATAATCGAAACTCTTTTTTCATAAATTACTTTCGAAGATTTGTTTTCTTTTTTATTTCCAGCCATTTTATTTAATTATTTCATCCATCCAACTTTTATGAAAATCAAACAATTCTTTTGAGTTATAAATTGTAAATTGTTCAATTCTTGGATTAGATGTAAAATTTGCACTCCCACAAATAACGATAAAATCTTTACCATTTTCTAATAAAGTTACTTTTGAATGATTTTCATTTGAAAAAATTCTTTGACCTCTTTCTTTTAACCCCTCGTAAATCATGTTAAATACTTGGGCTTCACGCTTCATAAAATACAAGCCAACTAAGCAATTAATTGATTTTACTTTTTTTTCGTCATAAAGTTTTAAAATAGATTCGCAATTTGAATTATTTAAAGTCCATGTTGAAAAATAGAAGTCATTTATATTTCCGCCCATCAATTCGATAGCAATTGGAACTAACGTAAAATAATCAAAAGTACCGTTTGACACAATATGAATTGATTCACCTGGTTCTGGAATTTCTGACATAACTACAATGGCTTTTTCTTTTTTCAAAAAAGATTTTACTTTCAGTTTGTCATTTATTTTTATTTTTCTTGATGTCATTAGTTTTGTTGAATTATCTTCCACTTTATCATCAAGTTCAAAAAGGTTAAATTCCATTTTCTTTATGCTTTTTTATTTTTTCGTTTACAATTTTCAAGCATTCAACAAAGATACTTTCAGGAACTCTTTTGTAAAGTATCTTTGTTGGCTCGGTTAACCCTGGTCTTCCTTTTGGATTATTCACTACTCCTTTTTTTGGCATTATTGATTTATATTTAACCCTTTTGATTGTAACAATTGATTTAGTTCGGCTGCAACTTTTCTGTGTTTTGCAGTATTTGGCATAGCGCACCATTTATTATAATCTGAATGGCCAAAATACGGGTGCGCAGCATAAATATTTTTATTACCAACTATAAACATTTTTGCATAATTAGTATTTACAGTTCCTTCACTAATTTGTTTTTGAGTAAATTCAATAGCTTCTTGAATTGAAATAGTTAATCTTCTTTTTTGAGCAATTTTATTAAGTCTTGAATGTTCTTGATCTACTAAAGTTTTTACGTTTTTATAGTCATTTACTAATGATTCATTTTCAACTGAAACACAAATATAAGTGTTTAAATGTTTTGTTCTGGCGAATTGTTTATAAACTATAACTCCAGTTAAATTAGCTGGATCAGTTCCAAAATAACCACCACTACGCCTGTAAGAAGTATCTTTACGTTCAAATGATACTAATTCAATTTGGTTTTCAATTTTACTAAGTTTTGCGTTTAAAATTTCTAATTTTTTCATAATTTGTGTTTTTTAAGTTTTTATTTCTTTCCCTTATTGTTACACAAAGATACACATTTATTTATATAATGCAAGCAATTAATAAAATATATTTACATTTATTTACATTTATTTGTATGTGTTTGATTATCAGTTAATTTATTTTCATTATCTTGACTATTTATTTGCAAATATAGTAATTTAGTTTAGTTCTTTGATTTGTTTTAAAATGGCAATTTTTCGGGTATAAATAATATTTTAGTTAATGGATACTGCTCAAGTTTGCTTTCTGCTTTAAATTTTCGGTTTATAAAATAACCAAAACAACCACTATTTAATTGTTTTTTGTAAATTTTTCCGTTGTCATAATTAATCATACCAATATCGCTTAAAACCAAATTTGTATTTTTGATTCCAGCGTATATAATTATGATTGTATCAAGGTTTATATGCTGTAAATATTGCATTCTTATACTTTTGTTTCTTATATCACATAGTTAGAAAGCAATAAATTAAACCTTGCTTGCTTCCGCCTTTTCCGCTCTGACATTTAAAGTGTTTATATCAATTGCTAATCCTTGTTCAATTAATCCTTCTGTATCAAAATGCCATTGATGTAATTGTCTTACATACCAATATGGCATATCGCATACTTTGTTGTAATTATCATTTATAGTATCGCAAATTTTTCTCCATTGACTTTCGCTTACAATAGTTTTTAGTTTATCGTAAGGCACAAAAGTTTCGCCATTAATCTCAATCTCTTTTGTTAAGTCTGATAGCGGGCGAAGTATTGGTTTAAATCCACATGACTTTAGCCACATGCCACCATATCCCCCGCTTATGGTATCTCCAAATTCCGAAGTTCCTAGTGTCTGCAATTCTATTATTCTACCTCCAATACCTTCAAAAATCATTTTTAGGCTACATGGCAAATAAGGTGCTAAATCTTTTATTTCTAATTTCATATTTTTTTTTCTAATTTACTTACGTGAACCCCACGCACAAGGTTTAATTAACTGCTTTTAACATACGCTAATAGCTACTAGGGCTTACGTTTTCAAGTTGCGCATTTTCTTTCTAATCCCTAGCAGCTTTTAGCGTAGGAACGTTATAGCCAATTGTATTCGACATCATGAATTTAGACAAACAAACATTTGAAATATTTAATAAATATAGAAGTGCCGAAGACAAATCGCACGACTTATTTAGCAGTTGGGTAAAGACAATTGTTGCTGTTTCTGCTGGTCTAGTAAGTGTTTTAGTTTCTTTAAGACAAACCAAGTCGGATACTCCATTACAACATGTTTTATTTAGTTTAACTATCATAGGACTAACACTTGGTATTTTAAGCGGTGTAATATTGCTGCGTAGACAAATAGCCTTGACTGACAAACAGCGCAATTTTTATAGAAAGAAATTGGGAGAAAAACTGCTTTACAATAATTTTCCTGAAACATTAGAATTTTTATCCGTAGGTAAACTTTATAAAATCGCCATGTATGTTTTTTATTTATCCTTGACAATTTCACTTTTGGCTTTGACGGTTTACGCTGTTTTAAAAGACAGTCTAACTGTTGATTAATGTTATTTCCTTTCTGACACATAATTTATAATTAATTAGACAAAATGAAAAATAAAGAACAACTAGCTATAACAGCAGCTACCCAAAAGGCGGGCTTCTCGTTTCGCTTTGACAATTTATTTTTCATTTTCATATTTTATTTTTACGATTTAAATTTACGTGCAACCGCCCTTCGGTTAGCTGCAAAACGTTAGCAAACATAAAATTATTCGTCAATATCGAACTTCTTATCTGCTTGTCTTTGAGATGGTGTAAAATAACAAAGACCTTTAATACCTTTACCAACCCACTTCATGAAGTTCTTACCTCTACCCCAATGAAGTCTTTTATCTGCTTTACGTTTTTTCTTCTCTGATGCCATAATTTTACGATTTGCTAACAAGCAATATATGTAATTGCCTATTAAGGTTTATATTAATTTTTAAGTTTATAGTAGGCAACTACATATATTGCCGACCGTTAGCGGTAAGTTGCGCTGATACTAATTTAGACCTTGATACCACTTTATAATAGACTTAACAACAACCACAAAATTCATGACTATAATAAATTCGCAAACAATATTCACTATGTTAGGAACATTACTACTAACATTAATATCAGTTGTGCTGACAAGATACCTCGAACTATATATGCCAGACAAAAAAACGGCAAATTCAAATATAAAAAAATGGTTCATTTTTGCTGTTAAATATTTATTACCAACCTCGACACTTATTATAGTTCTAATGCGGGACAGCATTGATAAATTTTTTGTTTTCGGTGTTTCTTTTTCTTTCTTTATCATACTTGTTAATTTTATTTTAGACACTGCAACTAGACTACTTAAAATCAATGAATCTCACCAAAAAAACATGGGCAAAATTATTGGAGTTACAGAATCAATTTTATATATATTTAAAAATAAAGACGGCAAGAATTAACCTACCGCTAACATTGGCTAAGCGTAAGTTTTAGGCAGCCCACAGATGCCATTAAAAAACCTAACGCCTAGCCAAAAACCGTTAGTGGCTATGCCGTTGGACACCCTGCAACATATCAATCAACATTAGTAATTGCCACATTTTATCAATCTTAATTTCTTGAAATTCTGTTCCTTGAACTATCTCAACTGTTGTGCTTTGATACTTGTATGTATCAGGTGCTTCAACGAACTTGAAACTATCAGTAATATGAATTTCAAGGTCGCCTACAACCTTCTTTTTGTATGTGTCAATTTTCAGACTATAATATTCATCTGTTGCAAAGTCTTTATCATAATCAACTTTACATTCAAAGCCGTATTTATCTTCCAAATGAGTGGACACGATAGGCACAGCAGCTAACAAGGTATTGGCAAAAAAGCCGTTTTGTTCTTCGTTTGACATATTGTTCTAATTTTTAAGTTTTGTAATTCTATTGAGCTTTCGGTTACGGCTTCTTCGCCAATACCCGATACGTTATTCTACTTTTTGAAACTCCTTTATAAACTCATTTACTTTTGCCCTAAACTTATCCTTTCTCTTTGGGTGTACTCTAAATTGAGTTTGTATCAATTTGTTTACTCCTTTTTTTGGTTGCCCTGGTCCTGCTTTCTTTGGTGTCATTAGTTATTTAAATCTAATTCTTCATTTGTTAAAGAAAAGTGTATGTTTTGCCATTGATGCACAAATTTTTTAGCATTTATACATTCTTCGTTAAAATAAACAAAAATCATTTGTCCAGAAAACTCATACTTTAAAGCAGGAAATTTTATACTTTGGTAAATAATTCTAGTACCAAATCCGCAAAAATCAAACTCTTTTTCGTTTATTTTATCAATCCATTTTTCGCTAATCTGTATTCGCTCACACCATATTCTTTGTGCTTCGAATACTTCCTGAATAACGCTTGGTGTAACCTGTCTAGCTACACCATTATCATCATACCAATTACCAATTCTTAATTCAATTGCTTCCATAATTAGTCGTTATAGCAAAATGTAACTTTAGCAATATTTTCACCACAATATTTCATTGTATTAGTTACGTGTGTAATTTCTTTATTATTTTTTACTTCCCACATTTTCATAAATGGCAAGTCTTGAATTAACTTAATTTCAAGTTTTGAGTTTTCAATAATTGAATTAACATTTGTCCAAGTATTATTTTTTGCTGCGTTTAAAATTTCTCTAGTTGTCATATCCTTGTTTTTAATTATGGCACAAACCTACATTTAATATTTGTAATTACAAGTATTATTTTTGTTTTGCTTGTAAGTGGTTGGATTTTAGTAAATTAAAATTCAAGTTGTTTTTTTAAAATTGTGTTTTCTTTTTCAAGTTCTTTGATTCGCTCCAAAAACTTAAACTGATTACGTTCAAGTTCTGAAACTTTTGAGCGGTAAATAATAGATTCAAAATAAAATTTACCATATTGCTGCTGTATTTCGTAAAGCGTTTTTAGGTGTGCTGTTGCATTTTCTTTTTGCTTCCCTTGTGATTGTATCGTTTTGCTTTCAAAGTCCTCTATAAACGAATTTAAACGCCATAAACTAATATAGCAAGTTTCCCATTGTGTTTCCCTTCCTATAAATCCACAGTATTCAATCATTAAATGTTTTAGTTTTTTATATTCTTCGTTTCGCAAATCATTGATTTGTTTTTCTTGCTCTAAAAAAAGTTTAAGTTCTGCCTCTGTATTCATTTTAAAATGGTGGTTTAAATGGATCGTTTAAATTTATTGTTGATTGTATTTCGTTTGTTGGTGCTTTGTACTTTTGTTTAAAAGGGCTTTCAACTTGGTAAATAATACCATCAATAGTTTCTGAATAGCACTTTTGATGAAAATGATAATCTAGTTTAACTGTTCCTGTTTTGCCAACTATTCGAGGTTTTACTTTTTGAATAATTACATCAACTTCATTTCCTAGCTGCATATTTCCATTTATTTCTACATAGTCACGATTAACGCAAATCATGTTGTATGCCTTTTGAATCCAAGCTGCACCACCATCAATTTCATAAACTGTTGGTGCTTTTGGCAAATCTCCAGTTTTGTTTCCAGTTGGGTTTCTAGCATGGCAAATCAAAAAAGAATGAACATTTTGAGTTAATGCTAACTTATTCCATTTCGGTAATTTCCGTTTTAAATAATCCGATACGTTGCTATAATTTTCGTGTTCAATGTCATTCCAATTATCAATCGAAGTAGTGTGTATTCCAAACTCTTTTTTACATGATTTAACCAGCTTTATGTATTCCTCAAAGTCCAAACCTTTTTCGTCTGTATCTTCGCAAACAATAAAATGTTCTTGAACAAATGGTTGTACTTTATAATATTCTTGTTCGGTTATTACATTACTTTTTCTACTATCAAATGTTTTCCCAGTTAAACCATGAATAATCATTGAATATATTTCAGCACTCGAACCACTTTCAGGGCTGTAAATCAAGTGTTTTTTACCATATTTTAAACTCAAAGAAATTAACAATTGAAACAAAAACTCACTTTTGCCCATTCTGGGATATCCATAAATTATAGTTGTTCCTGTTGGTTTAACCATGTAAAAGTCGTCTAATGTTTTAAAACCAGTGCTTAATAATTCCGCTGCGCTGTTTTCAAGTAATTTTAAAACCTTTTCATTTATGTCGAATAATCGTGTTATAACTGCCATTTTAGTAAATGATTGGTAAATTTTTAGGGTTTCTAGGGTCAATTACTTTGCTTTCAAATTTTAGCTTTCCTTGTAACTCGTCACGCTTTGCCCAATTATTTATAGCTGACTTCCAATTTACATATTTATTACCCTCGTTTGAATAAGCCATTGCAGCTTCATAGTAGTATAAAAGTTTTGTAGTGTTCCATTCAGCAAATTCAGCTTTAAAAATATTCTTATCAAATAAATTGCAATTATTAAATAATACTTTCTTTTCTTTACTTTCCTTTACTTTAATAGTATCGTTTCGTATTACGTTCGTATTCGGTTGTATTACGTTCGTATCATTTTTTAAAAGCTTTTGTTTGTCCCACCTAGCATTTATTGATGTTGTGGCTTTTTCGCTTTTCAATAACATTGATTGCTTTAAACGATTTGAATAAAAAAACTCATCGTTTTCTATAATAAATAAACTGTAATTTTTTACAACTGCATTTACTTTTTCTTTGGAAGTTCCCCACCTTTTTGCAAATGATTCTAAAACAATAAGCGGTAATTTATATTCACTTTCAGCTCTTAATTTTTCAACTAATAACCAAAATATTCCATAACCTTCTACTCCTAATTGGTCAATTAAAACCATACACTTTGGATCGTCTTGTGCATTTGCATCATGACTGAAATAATAAGCGTCTTTTTTTGCCATAACTTTAAAAACGAAAAAACCCCCAACAGTTGCAGCTATTGAGGGCTTAATCATATACTTTTACACCATGTTAAAGTTCGATTATGTTAGTTGGCTGCAAACAACTAATTGTTTTACAAAAGTAGCATTTTATTTTACTTTCGCAAGTTTATTTTTTAAATCAATTCAAGTGTTTTAAAATTTGTTTTGAATCGCTTTTGACATTCTTTCATATTCAAAATAGCTTGTTTATAGTAACTATCTTTTAGCTCAATCCCGATAGCTTTTCTACCCATTGAAACGGGACTAAAAACTTCGCTACCTACACCCATAAAAGGAGTTAGTACTACTTCATTTTGATTTGAATACAATTCTACAATTCTATCAATTACATCCAATTGTAGCGGGTGAACGTGTTTCTCATCGTCAACATCTTTCGAGTCTCTAAATGGTAAAATGTTATCAATCCTTATGTCTTCCCAAACACTTGAAGCGTAACGCTGCCAAATATAGTGACTTAATTTATTACTTTTTGGATCTTCATGGTTTTCGAAATTAGCATTTAAATATTCCCACAATTGAGTTTCATTTAAATTACTTTCGTTTGCATTATTCCATGCTTTTAAAATGTTTGGCAAAATAGGGGTTTCACCAGCATAATATTTTAACCCGCACGGATGTGTTACTGGAACTTCGTTATCACCTTTTTTTGTAAAAATTAATACATAATCTGGCATAGCTGTAAAACATTTTGTAGAATCTTCAACTATAAATTTATGCATTAGACTTTGTACCATTGTTCTCATTCGAACCTTTAAAGGCTCTTTCCAAATAGTAATGCGGTTTCTGTACTCAAAACCATACTTCTCGTGTAATTTAATTACTTCGTGTGGAAAGTCCCACAAACGACAAGTATTATCAAATACATCGGTGCAATGAACCGCATTGATACGACCTTTTTTCGTAACCCTTGCTAATTCTTTTATCAAAAATTCGTACTGATCTAAAAACTGTTCTTTTGTTTCGCAGTTACTAAAATCATTTTCAGAACTTGAATAATTATAAAGTCCCGCGAATGGTGGTGAATAAACTACTAAGTCTATACTTTCATTCTCTAAGGTCGGTAAAACTAACATACAATCACTATTGTAAATTGCATAATTTTCTGTAACTAATTGGTCTTTTACTTTGTTTTCCATGTTTAAAAATTTGGTTTTATTATTGATTTATTAAATTCTTTTACTTTGTTTTCAAAACTTCTTTTTACGTTTTCAGTAAGTTTTTTATGAAGTTGAATTGCTTTTTGTGTTTTCTGTTCAATCGCTTCGAGCACTCTAGTTTGTCCATCTGAAACAACTAAATCAATGTTTACATCATTTAATTGCCCAAACCTCCAAAACCTCCTAATCGCTTGGTAATATTGTTCATAACTCCATGTAGGAAAATATACAGAGTGGTTGCAATGTTGCCAATTCAAACCAAATGAGGTCATTTTAGCTTTTGTAATTATTCTTTTTATTTCGCCTTTTGAAAACGCTAACAAAATTTCTTCTTTGCGTTCAATAGATTGACTCCCAATTATTTCAACTGCTTGTTTATCTTGTGATTTAAGTATTGAGCTTTCGTTGTTGGTATTGCACCAGTACACCGATGTTTTGCCCCATGCTAAGTCTATTGCTTTTTCGCATCTTTTTTCTTCTGTTTGTTTTTGCTCAAGTCTAACCTCAGTCATACTTTTTGCAATTGGAACAAACATTGTTATTTGACCATTTACATCAAACATTGATTGGTTTTTTACAATATGATTGTTTATGTTCAAATTTGGTAACGAATATCTATCATTGCTAAAACCTAAATCACTAGGCATTTTTGCCATAATTGACCATTGATTTACCCATGCAAAAAAATCTTTTTCGGCATGTGGTTTTAAATAAAACTTTTCTCCAATATTTCGATTATTCGAATCAACTGAATTTTGATTATTTTTAAAAAACTTTGTAAGCATATCCATATAGCCCATATACCCCAATGCTTCGCTACTTGTGCCTAATTCGATAAAATCGTTTGGACTTGGTGTTGCAGTGCTTAAAAATCTGTATGGGATTTTCTTTACAAAAGCATTTACTTGACCTTTTATTTTACCATCAAAGTTTTTTAAAATACTGCTTTCATCTAAAATTATACCCTCAAAATCATTTGAATCGAAATAATGTAACCGCTCGTAATTGCAAATAACTATTTTTTTCGTGTGTTTGCCATCTTTTGAGTATTCTATGTCGTATATACCAATCTTTTCGGCTTCTAATATAAACTGAAAAGCAACCGCTAAAGGTGTTAAAATTAGTACCTTTTTGTTGGTATGATTAACAATATTTTTGGCTAAAGATAATTGAACCAATGTTTTGCCCAATCCGGTGTCTAAAAAAATAGCCGACCTCCCTTTTAAAATTGCTTTTTCAATAACATATTTTTGGAAATCAAAAGCAATGTCAGGTATATAATTTGCCTCAAATCCAAAATTACCTACTGAATGCCGTTTTTTGTTTAAAAATTCTTCGTACTTCATTTTCGTAAAAAAGAAAAGCCCCAAAAGAGTAGTAGTCTAGTGGGGCTAATCAATATATTTTCGTTTGAGTGAAAATTCGATTTAAATTAACTGGCTACTACCTCAGTCAATGGTGGTGCAATAATAAATAAATATTTCTATTTTTTACAATTTATTTTATCGTAAACTTCTTTAGCTACTTTTTTATTTTCCAAACTCCAACATCCATAAGTAATTGCTCTGTTGTGCTTGTTTTTAGTTTGTATTTTAGTACAAATAATACTTAAATTATGTCTAAGTCGTAAATCTGCAATTCGTGCGGTTACGTTCAATATTCCACAATCTGACATAATACTTCGCCTGGTTATTGGAAATTGCAAAAGCTCATAAAGTACTTCAGCGGTTTGGTTGGTTGGTGCTTTCATTTGTATTTGTTTTTTATTTCGTTTAATTCCTCGTCTGTAAATGTTTTTACTTTGGTCAAATAAGCATCTAATCGTAATTTTTCCATAAATTCATATCCGTGCTTTTGTTTCATTTGGTTAAAGTATTCCAACTGATTACCATCTAAAAAAACATTGCATTTTTTACACTGCTTATTACAATTGCGCTCGTCAAAAATTAACCCTGAATAGTTTTCTGCTTTGTAAAGGTGTCCAGCGTGCCATTCAATTGCTGTAATTGCGCCACAGCTTACACAAGGTAAAGGTTTATCACGCTCCCGAATCCACTTTTGAAATATAACTTTAATTGCATTTAATCGCCTTACATAAGTTTGCTTTTTAGTTTCCAAACATTCAATTTTATCACGCTTTATTTTAGCATAATTAGGCTTTACTGGTTTAAGTTTCCCTATTTCAATTGCACAAAGAACCGAACATGAATTTTCTAAACTTGACCTTTTTGGAGTGAATCGCACACCGCAATTTTTGCATTTACAAGTTGCTGCTTTCATTACCATTTAATTAATAAGTTAAAGTTTTCTTTTATTTGTTCCCACTCTTTAAATTTTGGGTCACGTTTGCCAAGGTGTTCAATGTCTTGGATAATTTCGCAATGTCGGATAATAGTTGAATGATCATATTGTATTTTATAAAGCTCGCCTATTTCTCGCAAACTTAAACTTGTATTTCTTTTTACTAATGCTGTAAAACATTGCCTTGCAAAAGTATATTCTCTTTTCCTGCTTGGTGTATCGTAAGTATCAAAAGCAATTTCAGTAATCATTTTAACAGCTGCTTTTGCTGCATTTATTTTCCTTTGCTGTTGTGTGAATTCTTTGTATAATAAAGGCACATGCTTATTCTTGTATATTTGAAATGTTGGTGATAAATTAGTCATTTGGATAAATTGTTTTTAAAAAAGTTCTTGCTTCTTTTATTCTTTTTTCAATAAATTCCATTCGTAAATGGTCGTATTTAAATTCTTTGGTGCTAATTCGCTCTTCGATTGGAATATGAATAAAACTATCTAGTACTCTGTTCGTAAATTCATCACCACCCAAACCACGAATATTTACAAAACGCTCAAAATTATTTTTATCATAAATCAATTGAGTTATGATTTGCGCTTCTCTCCATTCGGGGGTTTCTAAATTAGGGTGATTATAGCTTTCTTTTTCAAGTTCTTTTAAAACTGTTTCATCAGGTGCATCAGTTAAGACATGAACCAATTTAAATTTAGACCTACCAAACAACTTCATATAACTATCTCCTTGAAACTCATAGTTTTTATTATTATCAGTTTTACTATCGTGAAAAGTAAATATGTCCCAACTATTTTTTATATCTATAATTGTGTCGTTAGCTTCATCGTTAATATCACATTCTCCCGTAATAAAGTCATTTGATATTCTAATTTCATTTTTTACATAATTAGTACCGTAAATAGCATTATAGTTTAAAATAGCTTCGTTTTCGTTTATTGTTCCCTTTTTCGTTTGCTTACTACTAAACTCCTTTACTCTGCCATATTTTGCTTCTAGGTAAGTGTAAATAGCCCTTTTTTGACCCGTTACGCCTAGCCCTGTTTTTCCACACAGTTCACCTACTTGTGAACTTCTAAAAATTAATTCGTCTATCATTATCTTGACCATTTAACTCTTACAGCTTCTACTGTGCTACCAAATGCGCTAACATTCGCAACATATAAAATTATTTCTTTGCCTTGCCATTGCTCAACATAAGGGCTGCCAACTACTTTTGTAATTAACTTCATGTTTTCTTTGTTAAGAATCATTGGCTTTTTTGCTCCTTTAAAATATGCCAGAATACAATTTTTTATTTCAAGTTTTTTGCCATTAAAAAGTTCAATATCTACATTTTCAATTTTTTCAATAGTTACTTTTACTTCTTGGTTTGGTTGGAAGTCATGGCTGCCTAAATAATTAGGATTAGTTAATTTTTTCCAATGGGTCAATTTTTCTATTTCTTCGCTCATATTATTTCGTTATTTAATTGGTTAATTATTTCTTTGATTTGTTCTTCTAAAAAAACTATTTTCTTTTCAGCTTTGGCAAAGTTCTTTTCTGCTTTGTCAATATTATTGTGTAAATCTTCACGTTCTCGCCAATAGTTTAAATCGCTTTGCGCTACTTCTTTATTTTCAAGCTCGTATTGGATTCTTACAATTGCTGATACAATTTCATTTGCACTATCCTTTATTTTTTGGTGCTTCATTTTGCAAGTCGTTTAAAATTGTTTTCAATAGTTCTAGTCTTGGGCTTTTATTACATATAATTTTTGCGTGTTAATATCCCAATCAAAATAACAATATGAGTTTAGTTTTTTTTGTAAAAGAAAATATTCAAACCCATATTGGTCAAAAAAAATATTATCTTTTATATCTGTTCTCTTAAAGCCTTTTTCGATAAGCCAACTGTAATTAAATTTCATTGTCGTATTTGTTTTTACTTGGTGAACTATCAAACCAGCATTTTAAAATTAATGCAGCGGTTAAAAGTACTATTGTTGCTGTCGCAATTACTAAGGTATAAAACCAAATTGCTTGTTGTGTTGTTTCGCTCATCTTATTTCGTAAATTATACCCATGTCCGATAATGCCATGCAAATATTCTTTTTTGCTTGGTTAAAATAATCAATAGCATCATATTTATTTAAAAATATTCGACCGTTGATATTTGCTCCGGATTCGTGAAGTACTTTGTAAAATTGCGCATCTTCATAAATTGCAATTTCACTTCTATACTCCTGTGTTTCCGAGTTATAAAACATTTCTTTTTTAATCAGTTCCATTAGTTGTGTTTGCTTAAAATGATTCGTCAATTGTGTAAATTTCGCTAATTTTGGCATTACTAGGTAAGCCTAAAGCCTTTTGTATTTGACACTCATATGCAGGCTGTGTAAGGTACTCAGAATTTCTACGAATAGCTTGTTTTAAACTTGCTAATCCAACTCCAAAGTGAACCGCTATTTTAATAACTCGTGGCTCGCTTTTTTTTTCTAATAGCAGAGCGGCTATGCTTGGTTTAAGTCTTGATTTTTCCATGTTATTTGTTTTTAAAAATTGTTTTACATTCGTTTAACATTTCTTCGCTTGCATCTAAAAGCGAATAGGCAAAGGCTATTGTAGCAATTAATATAAGTGTGATTATGCTTAAAGTAATTGACCCTATTGGAGTTAATATCCAATTTAAAATATCTGTGTCGCTCATAATTTAATCGGTTAAAATTGCAACGGTTAAACTTCCATGTTCTTTCATTAGCCAATTTTTTAATGGCTCAATTTGCTTGTTTACTTCGGCTCTGTTTGATTTGTCGCTTGTTAAACTAGCTAACAACTCACCCCTACACAAAGGGGCTTGTTTTTCGTATTTAAATATTTGTACTATCATGATTAAGCATTTAAAAGGGCTGTAATTTTTATTTTAAATCTTTTCTCAAAAATTGCTTCGGTATACCATGAAGGAGTTGCACCGTTAACAGATACATAAGCCATACATCCAATACTTTCGTTTAAGATTTTAAAATCTACTAATTCCAATTTGGTTGTTAAATTTAAAGTTGTCATAATATTTATTTTTTAGTATTTGTTATTGCTTTATTGCCCTACAAAGATAATATTAGTTTTGAATATACAAAACTAAAATACAAAACTAAACGAATTATTTTGTATGTGTTTGTTAATCAATAGTCTTAAATTTTGTAATGCGCATAAAAAAACCCCAATAAATCAATATTGAGGTGCTTTTATCTTGTTATTATTTTATTGCCGATTCATTATTTTATGGAAATAAGCTATACCAAAATACATACTTATAAGCAATGGCCACAACCACCAGTAATCGGCCGCATATTGTTTATACCATACCAATTTAGGGCAATTTGTAGGAACTTTTAAGGTAACTATTTTAGTAAAATATATCGTATCTGATTTACATTTTCCTTGTAAGTAAATTTTACCATACTTTTTTACATATTGAATTTCAATTTTATCTTGAGTGATATAAACCGAATCAATATTTTCACTAAATACTGTATCAATTTGAACGGAATCAGTAAAAATTGTATCATGTAAATAAATAGTATATTGGGTTGTGTCTGTTTTGCAAAACTTCTTTAAAGCTTGGTTCTTTGTATAGCAGCTCGAAAGGAGTAAAATGGATAAAATTATAAGTGTGTTTTTCATTTTCGTTTTTTATTTGATTTTAGTCTTTGAATAACACGCCTTTTTAAATTCCAATAACGATTATGGTCTTTGATAATTTCTATAAATTCCTCTTTTGTCATTTTCGTTTTTTCTTATCTTCTAAAATTAACTTTTTGTCAGCTTCAATTTTTGCGTATTTGTCTTTAATAATTTGAACATTTTTAGCTCTCTCAACATCCACCGAATCCATGTTTATCGCTTGTTTTAGGTTGTAAATGTTCTAAAATTACATCAATTGCTCGAGTTATTAAAGAAGGTTCTTGTAATGGTATTTCTGCACCACATCTCCAGCGTTGATGTTCGGATAGTATTTTAGTTGCTTCGCTTATATTCATTATGCAAATATAACTATTTTATGTGAATTACCTTTTTTCTATTGCCAACTTTTTTATAAGAAATATGCACCCAATCAGGACCGGTAATGTCCCCATATTCAAAAATGATTTCATCAAAATCTGTGAAATTTTTTACACACCAATCAAATATTTTTTTGTTTTCTGTTTTGTTCCCTCCAGTAATATCAATCGCTTCACCCCTTAAATGATTTGAATTAGTTGCGCCTTTAACTAATTTATTTACTTCTGGGCTTCGAAAAAATGAATTTATTTTGATCGGTTTTCCATACCATTTTCGTAAAGGTTCAAATAACTTTTCGGCAACTAATTGCATAGCTTCCAATTGTGCTTCATTTGGAATGTTAGAAACTTTGTTTTTTATAGCCTTTTCGCTGTGCGTGGCTTCTTCAATTGTTATGTGAGTTGATATCATTTTTCGTTGTTATTAGTGCCATTCTTTAACTTAATTACTTGCTCGGCTGTAATGATACCAAGCAGCATAAACACACCGCACAAATCAACTATAAGAAAACTTACTGATGTTGTAATATCTACAAATTTATAATGTAAATAAGCAACACAAATCATCAATGCAAATGCTGTTAATTTTCTTGCGCTTGCACCCTCTTTAGAGTTGTCAAAACTTGCACCAATGTAATCAAATATTTTTTTCATCGTCTTTTAGTTTTTCGATTAACATGTTTAAAGCAGTATTCATATTGGTTTCTTGATTTGCTGCCTTATGAACCATTTTACTAAGGTGTTCTACTTCTTTTTTCATGGATTCGATTTCAGTAATTAAATGTTCGAATTTTATTGAAAAAATATCTTCAACTTTTTGAATTCTCTTTTCGTGATTTTGAACCATTTTAAAAAAGTAAATAGCCACGCCAACCAGTGCAGAAATTGCAAGGTTAAATATTGGTTGTAACTCAACTGTCATAATGCAAATTTGTGTTTAGGATTAGCAGGAACAAAACCATCAAATTCAAAAATTGATTCATCAAAATCATCAGGAACTAAAAGGTTTGCATGTTCAAAGCCAGCCATTAGAGCTGGTGTAATAATTTCACGGTTTTCATTTAGCACTGGAGGTACTAACATTAAATCACCAATGTAGTGACCAAACATTTCACCATTTCCAAACTCAATTTCACCATTGTATTCGGGCAAAACTTTTTGAATATCTGAAATTAATTCGTCTTTTGTAGATGCCTTTAAATATATTATTTTCATAGAATTACGTTGTTAAAGCTATTAATTGAGATGATGTCAATGCCCCCAAAACATCGAACTGCTTAAATTTAACTAAGAATCCTGCGCCACAAGACATTCTTGTTTTAGTAAATGATGAATTAAATGCAGTTGCAGAACTAGCAACCAATACTCCATTTAAATAAACTGTAACTCCAGCTGCTCCAAATCTAATTGCTATTTTACCACTAGTATTTGCATTTTGATAATCTATTAATGTGGTTCCAATATTTCTGAAAAGTATCCTAAGCGGATTAGCTGCTGTATTAGTCGTTAACCCAACCCATGCGTTAAAAGTTGTATCAGTAATGCTTAAATCAGGATTTCCTGTTGAAGTTGATTCTGTTACTTGAGTCAAATCAATAAATAACGTTCCTTCCGTTACTGCTGAAATTACTGAACTTGCATCATCAAAAATTCTAGTAACTGAAGTGGTTGTTGTAATTATTGGACTTGTTGCATAGTTTCCTATTTCTGCTCCAAAATACGCTAACCTAAAACCATTTGAACCAACTAAGGCATTTGCTGTTGAGTTATCTGCATCACTTGCTCCAACAACTGCATAGGGTGTTGCTCCAGCTATTGCTCCAGTAATTGAAATAGTATAATAACCGTTTGATTCTGAAATAATTTTAGCTGTAATTCCTGACAATACAGTTCCAATTACTCCAGTTGAAACATTAAACCATGCTAAAGGAGAAAACCCCGATCTAATTCCACCTAAATAAACCCAATTTTTGCCAGCTGCTTTTACCTTTGCCGAATAGGTAACAACAACTGCAACATTTACTCCTGAAGCCAAAGCTAAATATGCTTGGCCTGACAAAACATTACCAGTCGATGTATAAATTAAATATGAACTATAGCCATTAAGTAAATCATTTGCAATTGCTGTATTAATTACTCCTTGATATACGCTCCATAAACTAGGATTTGCTGACTGTATTGCATAGTTTGTTCGTTGCGGTTCTAGCAAAATACTTGGGCAACCACCTCCGCTAGGATATTCAATTCTTGGAACTCCAGTTGCCATACTTTCAAGTACTCCAACCGAATTAGTTCTATTAGCCACACTAGCCCTAGTAAAAGTTAAATCACTTCCTTTTAAAGCATAAATTTTACCTGACTTTACACCATTAGGCGTTACAATTAACGATGCAGAATCGTAAATGCCTTTACTTACTAAATCTTGCACATTAGTATTTAGGCATGATTCCGCTTCAAATGTTCCTCCATCAGCAAATACACGTGATTTGAATGAAGCAACAATCTGAGCCACTAAACTGAAAATAGGAAATACTCCTTTATTTAATATGTATCTATGGTCAAAATACCACATATCTAAGCAGTTGGAGCGTTTACAATATAACTTACAACGCCAGTACCGCTAACAGTTACCTTATTTGCATTTGAAACATCTAATGGCAACATTTGCCCGCTTAAAAGTGTTGCAGTATCTCCACCATTTACCACGAATGACAAATTTGCTGAGGTGCTGTTTATTAAAGCCAAACCGTTAGTTGATTGAGCTGTTAGGGCTACTTGTGAGCCTGTTAATGTTTGTGTTTTAGTTATGCTTGGCATCTTATTAAACTGCTCGTATTCCGAAACGGTTTCGAGGCTTTTTTATTGGTGAAACTTTAGTGTAATTTATGGTGTCAAATGTATAGTTTTTTAACTCTAACTCATTCAACATTCTTGTTAAGTAAACTTGTGAGTCATGTTCAATATTATTGATTAATTCGCCACGAGCTTTATCGCTAATTTGCGAGGTTGTATCATCGTTAATTGAAACTAATCCAAATTGAGTAATATTGCGGCCGTGCCAAGTAAAAAAACGAATGTACGCAAAATAACTCCAAACTTGTTTGAAATAATTGTTATAAAATGCTTTTAATTCAGTATTCCCACCACCAGTCAAACTTAATGCAACTAAAGCATTAATCAAAGTTTGCGGCACTATTTCAGTAAATCCAATGTCAATCGTTTTTTGAATATGTGGATTAATTAAACGATCTTCAATATTAGTTGTAAATTGTTCAACTATTGCAGCTAATTCTGTTTTGCTAAGCGTTGGCATTTGGTACTCCTTTCATTCCTGTTAATCCTACTAATCCTCTTATTTCTTCTTCGCTTAAACTTTCTAAAACTTTGTTTGCAACAAGTGGCGAAAGTGAATTTAATGAATTAATTAATAATTCTTGTGAGCTTGATGTTTTTGTTTCTTGTGGAGCGTAACCGCCTAACTGTCTCAACTCATCTGTAGTTAAACTTGCAAGTACTTCTGTTGGCAAATAATCGTAAATATTTAATTGTTTAATCGACCAATCAACACCAGGAAATAAAATATTAAAGGATTCAATAATTAGTTGCTGTCTTGACTTTACAATTAGCATAAACATTTTTAAACTATTGTAAATTGCTTGCGCATTTCCTAAAACATTTGCAGCTTCCAACCCAATTAATACTGGTGGTACTGAAAAATGACGACATACACAATTAGCAACCCTAATACGCGCTTTTTCAACACCGTCTAACATTTCAGCTAGTGGAAACACAACGATTTGCGGCATTGCGTCCTTTGTTTGCCCTTCTAAAAGTATAACCGAGCTTGCCTCATCTCCTACAAATTTACCGATTGTATCATCTAAGTAATCGCTTTCAGTTTTTCCATTCTCGTCTTGTGTTTGGTCATCTGTTTTTCCTGCCATTGATATCGCAACATTGGGTTTAAACCCTTTTGTTATGTTGCGTTTTTCAAGCCTTTGCAAACTTGCATCACTTATAATATCTTCTAACCCGCTGTTGCTATCTGGAATCGGATAAATATCGCCAAAATCAAACTCTTTTGCCTTAAACGGATAGTAAATTGTTCCCACCTGTTCACCATATTGGATAAGCTCGTTTTTAACTTGTTTAGCTCTTTCTTGTGGTGTTGAGTGTGGGTTAAATTCTTTTAGTATTTTGTCCTCGCCTTTTAAGTAATCTGCTTCGCCCATTCTCGGGTTATAACGAATTTCACCGTTTGTATTTTTGCGAACTTCTTTTAAACCTACTTTATAAATACTCGCTACATTACCGCTTATATCACATAGAACTTTTAAAACAAATCCTTCAAAAATTGCAACTGGATGCGCTATTTCTTCTAAAAACTGATTGCCGTTTTGAGTGGCGTTTATTCTGTATTTTTTTGCAACTTCTTCTATAAATCCTTCGCCTTGAATAAATGAAGCTGTACGACTTACACAAGCTGTCGCAGTTCCTGAATCATTAATTGAACGCAATAATACATTTGGCAAATTATCCTTTTCGCCATAAATAAATCGCTTATAACCTGTTCTTTGTTTGGTTATTTCAGCGACTTTATTTTGTATGATTCTAAAAAATGATTTTTTCATAAATTTAAACTAATTCTACTAATTCCATAAGTGTAGGAATATCTAAAATCAAAGATATATTTTCGTTTAAATCTTCGCTTTTAATTGGGGACATTCTGCCAGCTAAATGAATTTCAGTATCTTCAAAACCTGCTTTAAATTTATATGTTTTTTCGCCTTCGTTAGGCTCTGTTTTCTTTGCCATTTTATTGAAATAATTAAACACTTTTACTTTGTCAGACCAGCAAGTTTGACACGGTTTATTTAAAGTGAGTTGCTCGTATTCTGCGAACAACTCACTCCAATTATTTATTTGATAAATGCTATTGCCTAGGTGAAGCATAAAGCATCTAATTCAGCAATTGTAGTAGCCAATGCTACTGCTGGTTTATATGCTTTTGGCGCGCTCCAGAACTCGCCTTCCATTGGTACTTCTACCCATGAATCAGCATCAAATGTAACGCCTTCCATTCCTTTGGCCGCTAAACATTTTAAACCTCTCTCATCGTCAAAATCTCCACCGATGTAAGGGTTTATGTCAATTCCTAAAGTCTTTACTTGACCGTACAAATTTACATAAATTACAAACATTCTTTTTGATGAAATTAACAACTCTAAGTTGTTTACATCTGCTTGCAATTCTGGGTATAATACCAATTTTGCACTATGTTTGTATTTTGGGTAAACTCCTTTTTGTGGTATTGATTCCCAGGTAATTTCGTGTTGCTCTTTTTTACCTCCGAACTTGGCTAATTTCTTGCCACTTGTTAGCGTAAAAGTAGTGATTGCGCCTGCTGTTAATGCTAAGGTTGCAATGTCAGGTCTGAACCCAATATAAACAACTCCATCAATACCGCCAACCTTATTTAACCCACCACAACTAGCGACAAAATTCGCTGCTAAAAGTTGGTTACATCTATTTGAACTTGATGCCATAATTTTTTTATTTTTTGTTTAAAAAAAAAGTGGTGTTTTTGCACCACCTTTTTAAGTTAATTATTTATTGAATTACTATCCTAAATATAAAACCTTATCGCTTTGGTTAAATATCCATGACTCTTGATTGTAAACAGTTTTCATGAAGTAATCTTCGCGATTGTTTGCTATACGATCAACTTTTACTTCCATACCATCAGCTAATAAATCAGCCGCCCAAACAAACTCCATTTTTAAACCAGCAATCATACAATTGTCAGGAATTGGAACGAACTCAATTTGAATACCATTAAATTTAAAAGTACCATCGCTTTGAGGAATGAATACGTCTTTAAAATTAGTAGCATTGTTATTGTAGGTATTGATAAAAGCCATACAACTATATGGTAAATAAATAGCCATACCAGTAATATTTGCAGGCTGCAATAATTTAGGTTTGATTTGAACATAAACCTTATCAATTTCAGTCTTGATATTACTTGCACTTAAAGTTGTGCCAGCTACTTTGTAACGTGTACCAACTGCCCCAGTATTGTAAATTAACTTGGTAACAATACCATCAGTTAAAGTTACGGGAGCCGCTGCAACGTAAGTTTGTTCTGCTGCGCCAACCGCTGCTTGACCAGTTCCAGCTGTTAATGCTGCTACTGATACTGCTGTTGCTGCTTTTGCACCATTCCAAAATGCTGATTCCATTGCTAAACCTTGTTTCGGACCTACTAATGCTAGTGCATTTTGTGTAAACATATCCGATACAATTTCAAATGCACCCGCTTTCATATCTGTACCATGTGCTGTGCCTCTTAAAGTTTCGTAGTCAAATTCTTGATAAAACATTTGTTTAATCGGAGTGATTAACTTATCGCCTGGTGTTAAAGTTCCGCTTGATGTTGGTGCGCCACTCGAATAGGATTGACTTGCAACAGTCACGGCCATTGTTTTAATTGGAATATTTGCTTTTACATTTTCAATAAACCTTACTAATTTACGGTCAATTGTTTGATTTGCGTATAAAATTTCATTCATTACTTCTTCGTAAACATCGCCAGTAATTGAAGTTGGTGAAGTGTACGAAATTGCAAAAGCCATGTTTGTATTGCCTTCTTTAGCCATACCAAAAGCTATGTAAAAATTAGCTACGATTGAGAATAAAACAGTTGTTGCTGTTTGTAGTGGAGTGAAGTCGAACTTTGCCGAAATTCCGAACCCTAAAATCAAACTAAATGCAATTAATGCAAGTAATTGGAATATTGCTTTTTTGTGTATTGTTTTCATTGTTTATTTATTTTTTTTTACTAGGTTTTACTTCTTCGTTTACTTCCAAATCTTCGCTTGCTACTTTTTCGCTTTCGATTAAGTATTCTGCTAATTCATCGGTTAAAATCATTTGATTTTCTGCTTCTATTGGATCTGATGAAAGTTCATTTACAACTTCTTTACAATGCGCTCCAAATGGAAAACATTTTACGCCTTCTTTTATTTTATAGTTTGCCATAATTATCTAAATTTACGTCTATTTTCTAAATCAATTTGAGCTTTTGTTTTTGGCTTATCGGAATCCTTCGCAATGTTTTTAATATCACTCGGAATGATTTTCTTTAAGTTTTGGAACTCGGTTGAAATTTCTTTTAACTGATTTACAGTTTCTAAATTTGCAGCTTCAATAGTTGCGTTGGTTGTTTTCAATGCTTCCAATTCAGCTTTTAAAGTTGAATTTTCTAACTTTAACGCTACTGTTGCGACATCTTCAATTGTTTCGATTTTTTCAACTAAGCCCGCAGTCACATAAACTTCGCTCCCGTCAATTTGATAAATTCCATCAGTTGCAGGAATTGTCATTGCTTCGTCCGAAAATACTGCAATTCCATCCACTAAAGTTGATTCGGTAAAATATAAAATTGTTCCGTCTGATGCTGTTGCGCTTGAATTGGTAACTGTTAGCGGTGTGCCATCTTCATTCAAGTTTTGCGCCTTGAAAAGGTTTTTAATTCCATTGGCCAACTTATCTAATTGGCTTTTTATTTCTTTGTCCATATTGTTATTGTTTGTTTTTTCTTTTAAAATAGCTGCAATTTTATCAGTATAAGCATATACTTTACTTTCGTTTTTATGTGCTATAATATTTTTGATTAAGTGAGTTGCAAAACCATATTTCAAAGCTCCTGCGCCCTCTATATTGGTTTCGTTTTTCATTAATTCCTGAACCTCTATAAATTCTGAATCTGTTAATTTACAAGCGGCTTTATAAATGTCAAAAATTTGCGTTTCTGCATCAATTATTTCTGATGTAATTTCTTGTAATTTTTCACTAGTTAGGTTTTCATTTTTTAAAGCATCGCCTTGTAAAAAAGGGAAGTGAATCATAATTTCAGATTTAGCGAAAACCTCACGAACATCACCAGCCGCAAAGATTACAGAACCGATTGAATTAGCTTTAAATGCTACTGTTTTTACTTGCTTGCCTTTTGTTTTTTCTGCTAATAAAAGATTGTAAATTGCAACGCCTTGTGTTACTGAACCTCCGTTTGTATTAAGCAACACTTCGAATATGTCAGCATCTTGATTGCTTTCAATGAAATTTTGCATATCTAATAATGAAAATGTCATTGCTTCGCCAGCCTTTAATTCCTCGGCTGTGGGCGTCAATCCAATGTTTTTATCAATTACTATTTTTGCAGTTTTCACACAACGAAAATAAATAGCAAAATTTTTTAGTTGTTTTTTTAATATTAAAACTTATTTTTGTGCAATGAAAAAAGTCATAATGTTACTAATTACTATTGCTGTAATAGTTTTATCAAGCTGCCAAAAAGAGGAAATAAAACCAATTGAAATAAGTATAAATGGCACTTGGTACACCTCACAAGAATTGATTGGAAATACTTATACAATCAATTTAAATGATAGTACACTAACGAGTAAATCACAAACAGTAAAGATGGTTGAAAAATGTTATTTGATGCCTTTAAAACGAATAAAAATAAACAATAAAGTTTCCTATTATGATTTTGATAGCCATAATTTAATAATTGGAAATACAGAATACTTCCGATAAAATGTTGTCATAGTTTATAAATGTAAGTTTAGTGCAAATCAGCCTCTTAATTGAGGCTTTTTTGTTGCTTAAAAATAAATTTGCATTTATAAAAAGTATTATTATTTTTGTAGTGCGGTTTAGGGGAGCGGCACTCCGTTAGGCTCATAACCTAAAGTTCATCGGTTCGAGTCCGATAACCGCAACCACGACCGAAAGAGGTTTTTTGGTTTTGATTAGTAGAAAAATAAGGGTGCGCATAACCATGTTTTAACTATTGGTTTATTGGAACGCTATTTGACCAATTGTAAAAATTAGGGATAGTCGAATTATTTAACGAAAAGAAAAGCTAGTAGCAAAAAAACTTCGCCTAAAAAAGAAAAAAGCTCCTCAATTAATTTTGAAGGAGCTTTTATGTTTTTATAAACTTGCTTTTACCAATACTTTATTTTGATTACTTTGAACTTTATTTAGCTCTGTTATATGGAGTATCGGATTTGGTAAATTAGCCATTGATTTTGCCAACATATTATAATCAAACATTCCATTTTTACCGCTATTCCTTTGTGCAAATCCACCGTATCCAGTAGTTGTTAATGTTCCACCACCTGCCATTGCTATAAGCCCGCTATTTGGATTGATAGTTGTTTGACCTCTTCCAGAAATAGGCTCAACAGTTACTCGCTCTCTCCCTCCTGGATTATCACCAACTAATAACATAGTTGGACCCGATGTCATAAAATCGCCACCTCCTGCCGCTGCTCCCCCGATTATATTTCTTGCGCTTGTAATTGCTCCAATAATTTGTGCTAAACCAGCGGTT